ACAAGGTCCAGTTTTTTGCAGTCCATTCGAAACACCGGCTCAAACTTAAGCTCACGGATAGCATAGGCAGGGTTATACGCGCACACAATTCGCCCTCTCCTGCCATTAGGCAACGTTGCGTTAATAACAGAGCCCCTCCAGTTGGTAACACCTGAGGCCCCGTAAACAGCCTCGAGAGCATAGTTTCCCATCGCAAAGATAGTGTTGATATTTGGGAGCTGCTCAAGTTCCCACCTAAGCATTCCGATCCATTTATCCAATTCGTCACGGTGAACAATGTGTCGTTCGTTTCCTTTTCTCGAGAGGCTGATCTGTCTTTTAACGACGTTAGTAGTATAAACGTTTGTTCGATTGAGGCCAAAGGATCGGAGACTGTCCCATAGAAGGTTGCCCGCTCCACCAACGAAAGGAAGTCTCTGAGGATGGCGAAGCTCAGTTTCTCCCGGTCCCTCGCCGACAATCGCAACGTTGCACGTTGTTGGTCCATCTGAGAACACCTCTGTCTCTAGCATCAGCTGCGCCGCAAGATCTTGAAAGTCCAGTTTGAGTGTTGTTCTATCCATGATCATTCCTAGCAAGTGTGAGTCACACTGAGGGCGGCCCGACACCGAACGGCAGTAAGGTGTCGGGCCTAACGTCCACTGGCCACGAGGACTATGCAACCACCAGCGGACGTGTTCGATTACGCTACTTTACGACGACGGCTGAGCAGACCAAGACCAGCCAGCCCAAGTCCAAACATGGCCAGTGCTCCTGGGATCGGTACCTGTGTCACTGCGAGGTTACCACCATAGCCACTCGTACCACCACCAATGCCGGACAGCTGCAGGTAGTAGTTACCGGCAGCAAGTAACGCACTCCCAGCAAAGCCCTGACAGTTTGACTGCGTAGGACACGACGTAGCCGCCAGCACAGGTGTCACTGGGACATCATCTCCACCACCAATGCCTCCAACAATACGGAAGCCTTGAGCGGTAAAGTTAGTGATGAAGTCTGTCGTGGCCGGATAGACATTGGTCGCGCTAGAGATGGTGAGGAACTGGGGACCACCTTGCAGACTGAATACAACCTGATCGGTGAAGGCCCCTGCTCCAGTAGCATTCACACCGACAGTGCCACTCGCGAAGTCACCCGTCCTCGAAGTTGGGTTCACTCCAAGGTTGGCAACTACTGCCGCATTCGCAGACGCCATTCCAGCGATGAACAGCGCCGTTCCGAGTAGTAGCTTCTTCATCTTCTTCTCCATTTGCTGCGGGGGTGCAGCGTGATGGGCACCACGATGCCCACTGCGCTGAACTCACGGCTTTGGCTCCAGTGCGCGGCGCGTCATGGCGCGGTAGCAGTCCGCAAAGGACCACTCGCCCGTAATGTGTTCGCGATTGTATTGCTCGGCTGCGTCTAGCATTTCCGGCGTGGGCTCGCGCAAGAGCGCCCGCAGCCACTCGATCTCGTTAACGGCTTCAAATGCGATACGGGAAGCCCACTCATTATTGTGGTTGTCGAGATGGACAGCCACGCCTTGTAACTGTTCAGCAATATCGGTCATGGCTTTGGCTCCTCGTGTGAGTCACACATCATACTGTCTCATACTTAGACCCATTGCCTTCCTGTCTGTAATCAGTATCACGTTCTTCTTCGCCCGCGTGATCCCTGTATAGAAGTTCCGCTTATTCAACAGCCACATCTGACTCCTACTCATACAGTACACAACTGTATCGAACTCCGAGCCTTGAGCCTTATGCGTCGTGATCGCATACCCTAACTCGATCTGCTTCCTCGGGTCATAGTTAAGCACAGTCCCTACGAATGGATCATAGAACTTGATCCTTGGCGGTATCTGCTCCGACCTCGCCCCCGTCACAATCCCAAGGTCACCCGCATCCGCATCAATCCAATCAATATACCCAATCTCCCCATTGAATAGGTTCAGATGATAATCGTTCTTAATCCATATGAACTTATCCCCTGCCCTCACCGTCAAAGGCGCCTCACTCTTCTCGAACCTATCCAGCCTTAGCATTGGCCCCTTGCTATTGAATTTCACCTGCAAAGACGGATTAGCTCTAAGCGTTCCAGCCTTGCCCTTCCGTGTGGGCATGATAATCTGATGATCCTCCTGCATGAAGTGCTCTGTCACGAACTCAAACATCGTCATCAATGGGTTCTCACTATAGATAATCTCAAACCGCTCATTCCTTAACGGTAACTGCCCCCGTAGTATCCTCTGCGCATTGCTTACAATAGCATCGCCACTTCTATAGTTATACGTCAGCTCCACCTTTGGGTGCTTCCTTAGCAGTGTCAGGAACGGTGGCTTTCCCTCCTCGACCGGCGGCAGCTGATTGTTATCCCCAAACCATCTAATGACTGCCCCCTTCTTCAACGCATCAATCAAGAACCTATACAGACTAGGTGAAATCATAGACGACTCGTCCACAATCACAACGTCATGCTTCAGCGGGTTCTCCTTATTCATTCTTGGCAAATGAGGGTCAAGCTTTTTATCCTGGTTCTCATACGGCATTGGAAACGATAACAACCTATGTACCGTCAGTGCCTTGATCCCTGTCAGTTCCTCAATACGTTTCGCTGCGCGTCCAGTTGGAGCACACAGCGCGACGGACTTCTTCATGTCTACTAATTCATTATAGACCTCCCCCATTACTAGCGTCTTCCCAACACCTGCACCCCCTGTAACACTGGCAATCGTCGTATGCGTATCACAACACAAATCAATGGCGTTCCTCTGCTCCAGACTAAACTCAACGTCTGTCATCTTTAGCTCCTGGCGGCTTATGTGGATCAACCCTCGGAGGTAACGGATCATCACGATCAATGATCACGATATGAACTCTGTAAACCATGTCCTCCCTGTCTGGTGCATCTCGAGCCCCGACATTCGTACGGAGCAACACGCCCAATGCGGCATGTGCTCTGTTCAACTCCCGACCAAAGTACTCCTGATCAGGTAATTCCTTGATGAACAATTCCCCTGGCTTCAAGTCGCACGCAAGGCACTTCTCTGTCTTAACGAATACCTTCTGACTCATGCGACTTCAGCCAAGACTTTACGTGCCGCTTGAATCACCACCATGCGAATGAACTGTGCACTCGACATGTTTAACCTTTGCGCTGCCGTGTCTACGTCCTGCTTGTCTTCCCAAGAAGAGCGGAACACAGTCTGATAACCGCCACCACGCGCTGTCAGGTCGCCCAGACTAATCGCAATCTGGGTAGGCCGTTTCATCGGTTGACTCTCGTTCATATCTACTCTCCATGAAAAGGGGTCCGGTGTGAATCACACCAGACCCCAGACTCAGTTACTCAGCAGCAGCCCGACGACGACTCGCCGGTTTCGCAGCTGCCCGAGCCGGAGCAGCCGCCTCAGCAGCTTCGACTGCACGAATCTCTGCACGATCCTCACCTTGGTACTTGCCCAAAGCGACATGCAACCGTGCAGAACGACCCATCCAATCGTTCGGATCGATCGATGTAGTATTCGCGTCGAGTCCAATCGCCTCGATAAACTTACGCAGGTTAAACAATGCGCGCCTATCTGAACGGCTTCTTGGCTTTAGAAGACGATTCCAGAACAAGAGTGCTCCGTCTTCGTACTCCTCAGCAACATCAGCAGGAAGCTCGTCTGGTGCCACGCGAAACTGGATGGCATAGTACGTATTGCCGTTAGCAGACGTTCGCTCCTGCACGTCCTGAATCTCAGCGACGTACTTACCTGCAGGAATCTCCTGAGGCTTCTCGACGTCGGCAAGACTATCCTCAAGTTCGATGATTCCCATGGGTTCATCGTTTGCCATCTTGGTCTTCTCCTCTGTCTGCTGGACAGGAGCAGCTGTCCGCACCATTGAACCCTCTGCTCAGGGAACTCGTGTGAATCACACAGACCGCTCGTCCTTCGACAAGACGGAATCGTAGTCCGACAGGTACTTCTTGCCCACAAACGGGACAAGACGACCGCGATACCATGCCCACTTTGCCCTCTTGTATACTGAGGACACGCCCTTCTCTTTCCATATCTTCTCGCATGCCGCTTTTACCTCCTCTGTTGGCTTCATTTGTCCCTCCTGGACGGTGGAATTGGCAACTTGCTCCCGTTCGCTGCCCACTTATCAAAGAACGAGGCAATGGTCATCTGCCCCTCGTCAGGCTTATCCGAGTCATATGTCAGAATGAACTCAGGCTCACCTACACCCCTAAACATACGTGACTTCATCGGCCTGTGCTTCCGCGTAGGCCTCACCGCTAACTGTCTACCCTTAGCATCCTCACTTAGATACCATATCTCCGACAGACGACACGACACGTTGTTCACCATCTTACCGCCAAGCATGATCGTAATGTACTGAACGACGCCTTCTTTATCCTTCTCTGGATCAGCCTCATGCGCCGTGATGATCAGATGCACACCATGCTTCGCCGTAACCGTTAACAACCTATACACCACATCAAGCGTGATCGCGTTGCGGCCTCCATACGCTGACATGCCTGGGTGCTCCATCGTAGGCCTAAACTCCCTACTCGCCCCCAGCCCAGCATCAACCGCCTTCCTCAACGCCATATCTGTCAATGCAGTTATTGAGTCGAGCACAACCGTATCGATGTAGTCCCTCTTCTCCAATATGTTATCCAACCCAAATGGATTAGGACTCCTTCCATGCTTTAGCACATCATCATAACTGTACTTGTATAGTGGCATGACCTCCACGTCATTGCGTCCCGCAACAGACACATGTTCATTGTCACCAAACGATAACCACAGCTTATGTCCTGGAGCCGTCGCAGCCAACGTCGTCTTGCCTACGCCAGCAGGCCCCCATAAGATCATGGTCATCCGCTTGACCAATCGCTCATGTTTCTCAATTTCAAACATCACTCACTGCTCGTTCGCTGGGGCTCAGATCCATTGGGACCATGTGTTCGTGATAAGCAAGCAACCGTCCCGTCGGCGTGTCTGAACAAAAACTAAGTAACGAACACGGCCGAAAGAAGCGATTACAAGAGTGCGTGAACCTAGTTGCATGCTCAAAGTCATCCTTATACCGGATATACGTTTCAGCCATCTCACGAACCCACGTAGCCCAATGCTGAAACGAGTCCTCGGTACGCTCGATCGTCTCGAAAGGATAGACATCTTCACCTCTGTTTGCTGGTTTGATCCTCAGTCCAGTCACCCGACACCTAAACACCTTGAACCGGAACAACGCCGAGCTGATAGCACAGTAGCCCGTCTGCTGATGCTTCATGTCGAACGCGTTGCGCCAACCCTCACCTAATCTAGCAGCTGTCTTGTTCTCGTCGACGAAATACTCCTTAGTGCTCGCCTTCTGCACCAAGCCGTCAACCGTACCGATATACCTAACTTCATAGTTATCATCGTAAGTAAGAACCACATCAAACACTTGCTCAATTCCCACCAGAGACTGAGGATTCGCCTTATCCTCCACGTAGATTGGCCAGTTGTCCATCTTCGGGAGCTGCTCATCGCAGTACACAATCGTTGCGAGTTCCATGTTCGTCATGGTCCTCACTTGATCTTTCTCGTCGTCCTTCCAATTGCCTGACTTCAATATCGCAAAACACAACTCGAGCAACTGATCCCGTTCGTCGGTGTGAGTCACACAATGGTTCCAGCACATGTTCCATCGCAGCTCTCCAAATATCCTGGCACCATTGTACTTCGTATGCTTCGGTAAGCCCTGCACCCTATCCAACTGCCACAACCTGACAGCCGCAAACACTTCATGCAAAGCCGTACCACACTCAAGCGCCATCGACCTTGCGCCTGACGGGTACCTCTTCTGACTGTGCACCACGCCCCATGTCGGGCACATGGCTAGGTCTTCTAGTCGGGAGTTTGAGAAGGGATGCAAGCTCTTCTTCTGAGCCGGAGACGTAGCCTCCACTTTCCACAACCTCGGCCTTTTGACTTGAGTCAGGCGGCTCTCGCTCCTGCTCTTTGGCCTGTTGATTTCGTGCAGCGGTATCCTGGGCTTGATAGGCATCTATGTATCTCCGTACATCTGGCATAACTTCAATTATTATTGCCAGTATTTGTTCAGGGTTAAGCTTCGCATCCATACCAACCAGCTGACCCCTCAGCCGCATCTCAGCCTCGAATAGCTCAGCCTCTAGCTTACTCTCAAAGAACGTGCCGTCATCCGTCACATACCCCTGCGCCATCTTCACGTTAAAACTCCTCCCTGACGCTCCTAACCTCCGCGTGCCGCTCCTGAGTCAAGTCCTTCAGCCGCTCCTGTGTACTCTCATGCAGTGTCGTGATACCTTGCAACGTGTTGGCAAAGGCATTCATTAGCCCTGCCATAACATCCATCTGCTTAGCGTTCTCCGTGAGTACCTCGAACAGATGAGTCAATAGATACTTCGTCTCCTCGTCCAGATGACAACTCTCCAACCTTCGATTGAACTCCATAAACTGCATCGTCGTTCTCCCTCTTTACACTCAGTCGCTGCAATGCGACAATCCCTTGAAGCTTCTCGATGACCAACTCACGCAACTCAATCCCACGAACCGTATCCGTCTGGAACCTTGTGAGTGCCTCTGGAGACCAGTCACGGCTGTTGCTTATCTGACTGATCGACCGATACACGAAGTCTCCAAACACACGGTCTGCCTGATCCTCTGCAACCCTGTACCAACTAGGTAACTGCTCCTTGTCCATCGCGACCTCCACGTGTGACTCACACATAGTCGATATCGAACTCAATCTCCTGACGCAGTTGCTCGATCGCTCGGACTCGTGCCTCACATGTGAATATGGCACGGTCCAAGCGATCGAGTTCTTTCTCTAACATCTCGTAGTGAGCCTTGAGTTTACGTTTAGCCTTATCGACCTCGTGCTCAACCTTGAGCTTCTGTCCTTCGATGTACTCCATCGCAACGACAATACGCCTAGCTCGCACGTACTCGATATGACGCTCCAGCTCTTCCGTTGTCATCTCTGCAACGGTAGGCTGGAGCACAAGTGTACCATTGCCTGCTGTCATCGCTCGACCACCACCATTCGCACCGCAGGATTGCCAGGTACCCTCGCCTGATCGATCATCTCCTTGGTCGTGCTGAGCGGCACCTTGTACTTACTCCTCGCCAGTAGGTTCGCCAACTCGTCACCATCAAACCTCTTGATTGGCTGCGTTACCTTGGCGAACACTGCGAAGCTAGGACTGTCTGACAATTGATGGTCGCCAGGATCAAGCGTCTTCTTGTCAGGCACTAGCCCCTCCTTTTCCATCTCCTTCCAGATTGCAGCGCTCCTAGCCTTGGCATACTTCTCTACCTGATCCCACATGTACGCTTCGCCCAACAGGCGACCAGTGTTATGCTTCGAATCAGGATTTTCAGTCCCGTTCTTACCGAGACGTGAAAGGGCTTTGACGATTGTCGTTTCATAAGACATAGCCTTGCTCCACCGTTTGTGTGATTCACACTGGGCCTTTTTGCACCACCTTAGGCATCGAGTCCTGCTTCTCCTCGAGTCGACGTCTCTCGTCAACAGGCATAAACTTTTTTCGCTCCTGTAACAAGACGCTGCGTACCTTCTCGACCATATCAAGTTGCTGGTCTATCCACCCAACATGATCGTATGTCTGTTGCTGCTGCACATAACGTAGGTCGTCGCCACGAGTTTGCACAGCGTCACCCAGCCGTTGAAGTCCAATGATAATGTTAGTCAGTTCAGACATGCTCGTCCTCCTAGTGTGAGTCACACTTAGAAACGCAAAAGACTTGGGACACCTCTGTTCCAAGCGAAGACTACTATGCTAGCATAGTGCAAACACTTTGTCAAGCATTATCTTTCAACCTCGATAATCTCACCTGTTCGTACTTGACTCCAAGTGATCCGCTTTGCGAGTTCATCGATACGGAACGCACCATCAAGGTGTAGTGCGTTCCGCTCACCGTCCCCACCCAACTCAACGCTACCTTCTCGTGCGTAGGCTGAGTCTTCGAAGTGGTTCGCAAGCGCCTGTCTCGTCGCATCATTCAACTCCCTTCGACCAAGGATATCGAGAATGATATTCATCATGCGACTCAACACAATCGTCTGTCTGCCCTCATGCCTGTGTGAGTCACACAAGATCTCACTCTGAAGCCTCAACTGCTCACACAACACACGTCTTCGTTCACGTCCCATCTGTCTCTTGCTCTTCATCAGTCTATCCTCGCCACTTCAAATGAACCATCCTCTTGCACGATGGCCACAATTGCATGATCATAAAACACAATCAGCTCATCTCGCAGCCTTGCCTGCGCTAACGGATTAAGTGGAGGATCACCAGGATAACGCAACACATGATGCGCATCCATATGGAAGTTCATGTCACCGTGACGCCAGCCACCACCATGGCCGTAGTTCTTATCGATCTGCTTCCACGCTGGATCAGGATCATCGTGTGATAACCAGAACGGGATCAAACCCAAGTGTTCAGGCGTCATCTCTGGATGCAACAACTCCCATGCGAGACCTAGCCTCATCCTAGCCTCCTGTCCTCAACGGCATCTGACAACCAGTAGCTAACATCACCATGATCACGCATATCCCTAAGACCAATGCAATGATCACAATCCTCTCAATTGGTGTGTCCATCTAACCCGCCACCTTTGACCACGTGACCTTACCATCAACGCCAACACCACTGCGCTGATACTTCTGGCCTTTACCTAAACCTAACCCAACGCCATACATTTCAAACGACGTTGGATTCATGATGGCCCACGGACCATGCTTAGTTCTACCATCGATGAACACATTATCAATCGCGCGTCCATAGTCATCGATGTTATTCACATCACCGTACCATATCTTACCCATTGTGGCCTCCTAGTGTGATTCACACGAGCTAATCATTGTGACAACACAATGATAGTATAATGATAGCACAACCCAGAATGGTTGTCAAGCACTATTTACAGCAGGATGCCG